GCGGCGCTTTGGGCTGTATGCCTGGGACCAGGGGCCGGGCCTGCCCGGCGACTGGAACGGGCGCCTCGCGCCGGCCTTCGAGTTGGTGTTCCACTTCAATCGCGAGCCGCGCCGGCCGAACAAGATTATCCCCTGCCGCTGGGCCGGGCACGTCAACTCCGAGAAGGGCGGGCTGCGCGCTAAGGATGGCACGGTCGGGGAGTGGCAGCACGCCGGCCAGGGCGTGCAGGAGACCCGGATCCCGGACAGTGTGCTGCGCATCACGCGGCACAAGGCGCGGGGCATCGAGACCGAGCATCCGGCGGTGTTCCCCGTTGCGCTGCCCGAGTTCCTGATGCGCGCCTACGCCGACGAAGGCGACCTCGTGTTCGAGCCCTTTGCCGGTGCCGGCACCTCGATCATCGCGGGCCAGCGGACTGGCCGGCGCGTGCGCGCCATTGAGTTGGCGCCGGCGTATGTCGATCTCACCATCGCGCGCTGGCGCATGCTGCATCCGGACAGCCCGGTGATCCTCGACGAGGGCGGGCATGGCATCGGGCCTGACTACGACGCCGTTGCCGCGGCGCGGATGGAGGTCACCGCCAGTGCAGCCTGACCTTGTCGTCTCCGCGATGCCGGTCGCGTCGCTCGTCCCCTACGCCGAGAACGCCCGCACGCATTCGCCGTCTCAGGTCGCGCAGATCGCCGCGTCCATCGCCGAGTTCGGCTTCGTGAACCCGGTGCTGGTCGACGCCGAGGGCGTGCTGATCGCTGGCCACGGCCGCGTCATGGCGGCGAAGCAGCTGGGGCTGACCACGGTGCCGGTGCTGCGGCTCGGCCATCTCTCGCCTGCGCAGGCGCGTGCGCTGCGCCTGGCCGACAACCAGATCGCGCTGAACTCCGGCTGGGACGAAGCGCTGCTCGCCGCGGAGATTGCGCGCATCCGCGACGAGGCCGTAGTGGACCTCGACGTGCTCGGCTTCTCGGGTATGGAGCTCGACCGGCTGCTCGCTGCCGCGGACGCAAGCCTCGGCGAAGAAGATGCGGACGAAGCACCCGAGCCGCCAGCTGTGCCGATCACCCGCCCGGGCGATCTGTGGCGATGCGGCAATCACCGCTTGCTCTGTGGCGATGCGACGAAGCTGGCCGACGTGCAGCGCGCGCTCGGTTGCGATCGGCTCGCGGACATGGCCTTCACAGACCCGCCCTACAACGTCGCCTACCAGGGCGGCACGGCCGCAAAGATGACCATCGCCAACGACGCGCTCGGCTCCGGCTTCGTCGACTTCCTGAGGCCCGCGCTCGCGAACCTGCTCTCAGTCACGAAGGGCGCCTGCTACGTCTGCATGTCCTCGTCGGAATGGCCGACGCTGCATCGCGCCTGGCAGGAGGCGGGCGGCAAATGGTCGAGCACCATCATCTGGGCAAAGAACACCTTCGCGCTTGGGCGCGCCGACTACCACCAGCAGTTCGAGGCCATGCTCTACGGCTGGAAGGCCGGCGTGCAGCACTACTGGTGCGGCGCCCGCGACCAGGGAAATGTGTGGCACTTCGACAAGCCGGCGCGGAACGACCTGCATCCGACGATGAAGCCGGTGGCGCTGGTGGAGCGCGCCATCCGCAACAGCAGCAAGCCGCGCGACACCGTGCTGGATTGCTTCGGCGGGTCAGGCACGACGATGATCGCGGCAGAGCGCACGGGGCGGCGCGCGGTGCTGCTGGAGATCGATCCCGCCTATGCCGATGTCATCGTGCGTCGCTGGGAGCAGATGACGGGACAGGCAGCTGTCCGCCAAGCCGAGGCGGGCGATCCGGATTTATCCACAGCTCATCCGGCACCGTTAACCGAACATCGATGACCTGGGCGTCATGTCGGCTTCCCAGCGAAGCAATGTTGGGAGCCACGGACATGGGACGGTTTGACCGCTTAACACGCGGTTGGAGCGGTGCAGGGCCGAGCAAGGAGGACGCCGTCGCAAGCGCGCAAGTCGCCTCCGAGGCCCGCAGCGATATGGAGCTGCGCCTCACGAAGGTCGGGCTTGAAGCGGCCCGTTTGCGCGAACTGCTGATGCGCCAGGCCGTGCAGGATCCTGCTGCAGATCTGGTGGCACAGGCCCAGCGAGCCGCCGCGCATGATCCAGAAAGCGCCGCAAAAGCAATAGAATAAGCCATCATCGCGCTTGGCTCGTACGCGGCACAGCGCGAATGGTCCGTCACGCGCAGGGGATGCCCTGCACCACGACGGAGACGACGATGACCGACCGCCAAGCCCGCGCCGCCCGCAACCAGGAACGCAGCCTCGCCGCCTTCCTCGCGAAGAAGGCGGAGTTCGATGCCCTGCTCGCCGAACTGCAGCAGGCCAGCGAGGACCATTTCGGCGTAGACCCCGAGGCGGTGCTCTGGTGCGAGGCGGAGTGGCTCGCCGACGCCACGGCGAAGCTCAAGACGGTCACGGATCAGCACTTCAAGCGCGGGGACTATGCGGGCTGATCTGCCGCGCCTCCCGCACCGCCCCGACCGGGTTCGCCCGGCGGGGCTCCCGGCCGTAGGGGGCCGAGGGTCGGCTCCTGGAACCGGAGACGACGACCATGCACAGCCTTTCCGACACACAGCGCGTGATCCTGAGCGCCGCCGCGCAGCACGAGATGGGCCTCGCCCGCGCGCCCAAGAACCTGCCGGCCGCGGCGCGCAACGCGGTGTTCCGCAGCCTGATCAAGAACAACCTGCTGACCGAGATAAACGCGCCGCGCGAGCATGTCGGGCTCGGCTGGCGCCAGGATGAGGACGGGACCTGGATTGTGGCGCGCATCACGGACGAGGGGCTGCGCGCCATCGGGATCGACCCGAATGAGGGAGACGCGGCGGCACCCGCGCAGACCGCCGACACGGCGCCCACGGGCGGACAGGACGCCGCGGAGGGAGAGACCCCCGCCGAGGGCGCTGAGCCGGCCCACGCCGCGCCGACGCCCGCCATGCGGGGCAGCCTGCGCGACGCCGCGGCGGCGGTGCTGGCCGCCTGGGACGACGTGGCCAACCGCGAGACGGACATCATCACCGCCCTCGACGGCCCGATGGCGGCCCTCCGCGCCGCCCTGGCCGGCAAGGCGCCGCGTAGCGCTCGCGAGCCGAGCGCGCCGCGCAAGCCGCGCGAGGGCACGAAGCAGGAGGCGGTGCTCGCGCTGCTACGCCGCGAGGAGGGCGCCACCATCGCGCAGATCTGCGAGGCCACCGGCTGGCAGGGTCACACGGTCCGCGGCTTCTTCGCGGGCCTTAAGAAGCGCCAGGGGATCGAGGTGCAGGTGCTGGAGCGCGTCCGCCAGGTCGGCCCGAACAAGGAGGGCGCCCGCGGCTCCTACACGGTCTACCATCTGCCGGCCTGACCACGGAGCCGGATACGTCGAGGGCCCGTCGCCGGCAGGTAGCGGGCCCTTGCTCGTGATGAGCATCACGTGCGGCGGGAGGTCGCCGCCATGCCGGAACTGACCGCATCCACGCGCGAGGCCGCCCGCCGCCTCGGCGTCAGTGACACCGCCATCCACAAAGCCGAACGCGCGGGCCGCATCGCGCGCGAGCCGGACGGCCAGTGGGACATCGACAAGACCCGCCGCCGCCTGACAGAGACCGCTGATCCCGCCCGCTCACCCCTGGCCAGCGGCGCCGGCGCCGAGGGCACGCCATTCGCCCGGCTGAAAGTGGCGCAGCTCGCGCTGAAGGTGGAAGCCCAGCGCCTCTCGCTGGACGAGACCAAGCGACGGCTGGTCGATGTCACCGAGGCCAATGCCGCGCTCGACGAGATCGGCAGCACCATGCGCGACGCGCTGCTGAACTGGCCCGCTCGCGTCTCCGGCCTGATCGCGGCCGAGATCAGCGTCGACCCGCATCTGCTGCAGACCATTCTGCAGAGCCACATCAACGACCTGCTGACGGAGGCGGCCGATCGCTTCGATCCCGCAGGCCTCGGAGGGGACCGGCCTTCGCAGCCGTGAGCATGTGCGCCGGCGCGTCGGTGCCATGCTCCGTCCGCCGCCGCAGCTCACCGTCTCGGAATGGGCCGAGCGGCACCGCATGCTGGGCAGCCGTGCCTCGGCCGAGCCCGGTCCCTGGCGGACCAGCCGCACGCCGTATCTGAAGGATGTGATGGACGCGCTCTCGGCGGTGTACCCCGCCCGGCGTGTCGTGTTCATGAAGGGCGCGCAGGTCGGCGCCACCGAGAGCGGAAACAACTGGCTCGGCTACATCATGCACCACGTGCCGGCGCCCGCGCTGGCGGTGCAGCCGACCGTGGAACTGGCCAAGCGCTTCTCGCGCCAGCGCATCGACCCGCTGCTAGAGGAGACACCCGCGCTGCGGGAGCGGGTGGCGCCGGCCCGTGCGCGCGACAGCGGCAACACGATGCTGTCGAAGGAGTTCCCGGGAGGCATCCTGGTGCTGACGGGCGCGAACAGCGCAGTCGGCCTGCGCTCGATGACGGCGCGGTTTCTGTTCCTCGACGAGGTAGATGCCTATCCCGGCGACGTCGCCGGTGAGGGCGATCCCATTGCACTCGCTGAGGCCCGCGCTCGCACCTTCGGCTGGCGCCGCAAGGCCTTCCTGGTTTCGACGCCGACCATCGCTGGCCGCAGCCGGATCGAGCGGGAGTATCTCGCCTCCGATCAGCGGCGCTTCTTCGTGCCGTGCCCGGCCTGCGGGGAGATGCAGTGGCTGCGCTTTGAGCGGCTGCTCTGGGAGAAGGGCGCGCCGGAGACAGCGCGGTATCACTGCGACGCCTGCGAGCACCCCATGCAGGAGCACGACAAGACCGCCATGCTCGGCGAAGGGGAATGGCGCGCGACGGCGGAGGGGCAGGATCCGCACACGATCGGCTTTCACATCTCCGCGCTCTACTCGCCGGTGGGCTGGCTGTCCTGGGCGCAGATCGCGCGCGACTGGGAGGCGGCGCAAGGCAAGCCCGAGGACATCAAGACCTTCAAGAACACGGTCCTCGGCGAGACCTGGCAGGAGCAGGGCGAGGCACCGGATTGGGAGCGCCTCGTCGAGCGCCGCGAAGACTTCGCCATGGGCGTGGTGCCCACCGGTGCGTTGGTCCTGACCGCCGGCGTCGACGTCCAGGACGATCGCCTCGAATGCGACGTTTGGGGCTGGGCGGAAGGCTTCTCCTCCTGGCTCGTCGATCATGTGGTGATCCCCGGCAGCCCGCGGGATCGGGAGCCTTGGGACGAGTTGGCCCGGCTGCTCGCGCGCGACTGGCCCCGCCACGGCGGTGGCGCCATGCGCATCGCCCGCCTCTGCGTCGACACGGGCGGCCGCGACACCGCCGCCGTCTATGGCCACCTCCGGCGCCTGCGGGATCCCCGCATCGCGCCAACGAAGGGCATGGACGGGTGGAACCGGGCGCAGCCGGTGCAGGGCCCGACGCCGGTGGACGCGATGGTGAACGGCCAGAAGCTGCGGCGTGGCCTCAAGCTGTGGACGGTGTCGGTCTCGACCTGGAAGGCCGATCTCTATCGCCGTCTCTGGCTCGGCCGCGGCGACGCGGAGGAATGGCCGCCGGGCTGGGTGCATCTGCCGCGTGCGGTCGAGGTGGAGTGGGTCAAGCAGCTGGTCGCGGAGCAGCTGCGCATCACGAAGGACCGCCGCGGCTTTGCGCGCCAGGAATGGGCGAAGCTGCGGGAACGGAACGAGGCGCTGGACTGCGCGGTGCTGGCGCGCGCGGCGCTCTGGCTGCTGGGTGCGGATCGGTATGGCGAGCGCTTTTGGGCTCAGCTGCGCGAGCAGGTCGCCAACGCCCCGGTGCAACCGACCGAGCTTCCTACCGGCGCGAATGTCGCTGCCGCGTCGCCTTCGCAGGCCACACCCGACACACACCGCCCACGCGGCTGGCTCGCACCGCGCGGCGGCTGGCTGCGCTGAACCGAGGGAACACGATGGACCCGACCATCCTCGCCTGGGCGCTGGCGCAGCCCGCGGGCAGCCGCGCGGCCGCGCTCGCCGCAGCCTATACCGGCGGCACCACGCGCGTGACGTTCGACGGGCGCACGGTGGAGTACCGCAGCCTGGATGAGCTGGGTCGGGCGCTTGCTGCGCTGCGCGGCGCGGAGAACTCCTCCGCGCGTCGTCCCAGCGTGACCTTCGCCAGCTTCTCCCGCGAGGGAACCAGGTGATGGGGCGTCTCCGCGATGCCTGGCACGCGCTGCGTGGCTATGCCGCCGCGCAGGACAGCCGTGCCTCGAGTTGGGCGGCCTCCGGCAGCAGCGCCACGGCCGAGGTCGGTGCCGCGGCCCCCACCGTGGCGCGCCGCGCCCGCGACGCCGTCCGCAACGACCCATATGCCGCCCGCATTGTCGATCTTTGGACCGGCAACGCCGTCGGCGCGGGCATCACCACCCGCTGGCCGGACAAACCCCACGCCGAGGCCTGGCGCCGCTGGTCCGACAGCACCGCCTGCGACGCTGAGGGCCGTCTCGACCTTTACGGCCTCCAGGCGCTGGTCATGCGGGCGGTGGTCGAGAGTGGCGAATGCTTCGTCCGCCTGCTGCCAGCCGACATCACGCCGGCCAATCCGATCGGCCTGCGGCTGCAGGTGCTGGAAAGCGACCACCTCGACACGGCGCGGCAGGGCGTCATCGAGGGCGTCCCCACGCTGCAGGGGATCGGCCTGGGCGAGGCCGGTGAGCCGGTCGGCTACTGGCTGCACCGCGTGCACCCCGGTGCGTCCTGGGTCCTGCCGGGCGGTGCGACCTGGCTGGGCAGCCAGCGGGTCCCCGCCCGCGATGTGCTGCACATCTATCGCAAGCGCCGGCCCGGCCAGCTGCGGGACGTGTCCTGGCTCGCGCCGGTGCTCACTCGGCTGCGCGATCTCGGCGACTACGAGGCTGCCCTGCTGATGAAGGCCAAGATCGAGGCCTGCCTGGCCGCGGTGGTCTCCGAGGATGGTGACGAGACCATGACTGGCCCGGCGTCGGGCCTGCTGCGCGACGCGCAGGGCCGCACGGTCGAAAGCTTCGAGCCGGGCATGATCCTCTATCGCCGCGGCATGGGATCCGTGGAGGTGGTAAACCCGTCCGGCGGCGGCAGCCACGCCGCGTTTGCCCGCCGTGCGCTGGAAGCCTCGGCGGTGGGCACCGGCCTGACTTACGACCAGGTCGCTGGCGATCTGAGCCAGGCGAACTACTCCAGCCTGCGGGCCGGCAAGATCGAGTTCCGGCGCCTCTGCGAGCAGGTCCAGTACGGGATGCTGATCCCGATGCTGGTGCGGCCCATCGCGGATCGCTTCCACGCGCAGGGCGCACTGCTCGGGCTGTGGGGCGCGGAGGTGCCTGAGGGTCTGTCGCACGTCCCGCCGGCGCACGAGATGATCGACCCGCTCAAGGACACCACGGCGCTGATCGCGCAGGTACG